ATCGTTTCTTCTCCTACCTTTTTACTTACTTCATATTCATTTTCATATCTTACACCGTCTGGTAGCGTGTTATGGTCTATTTTACACCAATCTCCGTTAATAGTATTAGATTCACATTTAATATCTTTAATAACAGAAAGAGCATCTCCTGCATATCTAGGAGAGTATTCTATATAAGAATCTGCTAGAACATTTCCTGCAACTGATAATATTTCTGATGGGGTTGATGTCCCTATACCTACGTTACCACTACTATCAACAAATACATCACTTTGACTAACAAAGCTATCTCCTACTTCTGCTCTTTGAAGATATAGGGCTTTTATTTCGTCTGCGGATAGGGCTCGGTTGTAGATTTGGAGGTTGTCTATTTTGCCGTCAAAAGTTCTTGATGTTGCTGTGCTGTGTAAATTTCCAATAGTAACTTCTCTTATTCCATCTATATCAGATAAACTTTTACCTGATGATTGGTTAGCATCTCCACTTAATTCTCCGTTTATATAAAACGAAACTTCTGCAGAGGCATTAACAACTACTATTGTATGATATAAAGTTCCATAAGATATAGAATTACTAGCAGATAAAGGAATATTTCCTTCGTCAATTCTAAATGCTAAATTATCTCCACCAGTTCCTAATCTAAATTGGAAACCAGCACCACCTCCAGTTCCTGCTGATTTAGAAATTATTACTCCTGATGTTTCTCCTAACCCGTCTGCGTTTATCCACGCACTTAGAGTAAATCCAGTAGTATTAAATGGAGAATTATCTGTTAAACTTGTTTCTATATAATCATCACTTCCATCAAAACTAAAAGCACCACCACCATTAAATCCTCCTGTACTCGTTGCTGTCGCTCCTGAATTAGTACCGTGATTGTTATAAGTAGAACTATCTAAAACAGTTTCACTTCCTGCACTTCCTGTTAAGGTTTCGGTGTTAAAATTCATTCCTAATACTAAGCCTTCTTCTGAAACTTCGTGGATTGATTTAGTGTTTGTAAATCCGTCTATGTCTAGTTCGTATGCTGGGGAGGCTGTGCCTATGCCTATGTTTCCTGTAAAAGATGGTGAATCAAGTCTAACAAAATTGCCTGTGCCTGTGCCTGTGTATTCGTCTGAAGTCAAATGATAATATTGTGCGTCTGTTCCTCCTTGTAAGCCACTAAGGTTATTGTGGACTGTTATATCGGCTGTCTCTGCATATTCAACCCATGTACTGCCATTACACCATAACAAAGCTACTGCTACACTATCTGCGTATTTCATACCAAATGTGCTTGCTGTACAAGCATAAGGGGCTCCTGCACTAGGTACTGGCTTTAATCCGTAACTATCCATATAAAGATAAGAACCACCACCTGAAATACTAACTAAATTTTCTATAGGTTTTTGTCCAGTCCAATTATTGCTTCGTGTTCTTTTAATGGCTATATAACTTCTAGCGTCTGTATCTGCAAAAGCTGTGCTATCAATTTCTTCATTACATTGTCCTCTATCAACTGGATTCATAAAGTTTATAGAACCTGATTGTTTAAATCCATTTGTTGTGTCTATTACACCAGTTAAGACTTTCCAACTGTCATCGCCATCACAATAATAATATTCAGCATTTATAGTTCTTTGGCTCTCAGTTGAAATATCAAAAGCCATGTTTATAAACTCTGTGTCTGTTGCTCCTGCTATGTATATAATCGAATTATCGTTTTCGAACAAAGTTATATTTGTTCCTGTCGAATTAAAGGCTGTTGTTGAATCAATAGTTGTTCCATCACCATCATCATAATAAGCTCTTTCTAAATCGTTTGGATTACCTGAATGAATTATATGACTTGTTAAAGGAAAATTATTTATGTGCATTATATCAACATCATTATCTGTTCCAGTTCCGATAAGGTTAAAGTCTAAAAATCTCAATGAACTATTAAGATAATTGTTCGCATTACCTTCAAGGCTTACCATTGCTTCTAATACTCCGTCTGATGGATTAGTAGAAGAAGCATTTTGCATAAAGACATTAAGTCCTACAATACCGTCATAACCTTGTGAGTCTACATCTATTGTTAATGCTTGGTGCTGGTCTGCTCCTGCAATATCGTCAATATATACTCCTGTAAATCCATTACCTTCTGGAATTTTGATTCCAAACTGTGCGTCTGTATTGTTGCCGATTGTGGCTGCCACATATCCATTATCTCCTGCGAAGAATACTGGTCTGTTGTAAACCACATAAGTCATCGCAGTTGCATCGACTATGGTGTCTCCGTTTGAAGTGGCAAAACTTACTACCATGTGAGTTGTGTCCAAAACATCTATAATTTCTCCGACTGCGCCTGTGTAGCTTGGAGTTGAGCTTAAAACAATCATGAATGCTCCCTCATATGTAGCTGCTACAAATGTAGCGTTAGAATCAGTTATCGTTTTAGTGGATGCTGTTAAAGTCGCGTCATCATCTCCTACATTGTCATAAATATTTGTATTGCCATTGCTCAAAACTTCTATACCTGCTCCGTAAGCCTGCGCTTCTGCGAAAAACCCTCCTTTGGCTTTGATTGAATCGAGAGCGTAAATATCTCCTGCCCCGATAAATCCAGCTTCGCCAGTTGTTGCACCGACCAATAAATTGTTGTTTGTTCTTGAAGTTCCAACGACATCTAAATCGTAAGATGGACTCGTCGTCCCGATGCCCAAACGGTCATTCGTATCATCCCAAAAGAAATTAGCGTTATCTTCCGTCAGTCCGCTTGCACCTTCAAAGATGACACTACCTGTTGTGAATCCTCCGTCTATTGTCCCGACTGTGAGAGTGCCTGAGACATCGAGGTCTCCTGTGATGTCTACATTGCCTATATAGGTTGGAGTCATAAAAGCACTCCAAGAGCCTCCGCTATCTTTTACTTCCATTGAACCTGAGTTGTCCCTGAAGCCATAGCCAGTTGCGCCAGAAGTTGAGCCAAAGTTTAGATATTTATTAGCTCCATAAATAAGCAAGTTCAACCCTGAGTTTTGCTTGATGTAAGTAATCCCGGCTTGAGTCCAAAGATTATCTGTCGGAGTATAAATATCAGCAAAACACGCACCTGTTGCGAAAAAAAAAGAAAAGAGCGTTAAGATTAATTTTTTAATCATAAAATACTACCAGGGTCTAAACCCAAAATTTTGAATATTTGACTTATTTTGTCTTGATCAGACTGAAGATTGAATTTGACTCCTGCCAAATCTTTGAGACCTTTAGCTTTTTTCGATATTTCTTTGTCCTTTGCTTCCAGCTCTTCTGCCAATTCATCGTTCTCTACTTTCAGCTCTGCTTTGACTTTTTTTAGACCTTTCACTTCACCAGTCAATTTAACCTTCTCTTCCTTTTTCCCTTCCACATCAATATCCACAAGCTCCTTTTTCTTCTCTAAAATTGATGCGTTTACCTCAGTTATTTTTCCTTTACCGATTTCAATTTTTTTCTTGACCTCTTCGCTTTTATCAATGAAGGACTGAACATCTTTGATTATTTCAGCCGAGCCAATGTCTGAGACGAGTAATCTTAATTTCTCAGCTTGCTTTTTAATCTTTGCTTCAAAGGCTTCCTCGTCAGCCGTTTGCTTTTTGATGATGCCGTCCAACTTCTTCTGCTCTCTGCTTTGGTCTTCGTTAAGTTTTGTTATCGCTTTTTTAGTTGAGACAGTTTTTTCAGCGAGATTTTTCTTTAAACCTTTGAGCTCCAAATTTGCATCGACTTTATCTTTCTGCGAGATTTCGAGAGTTTCCTCGTTGGCTGTGATGTCCAACAAGGTTTTCTTATTCGTTTTGACGATACCTTCCTGCTCTTCCAAAGCGATTCTCTTATTTTCCTTCGCAGCCCTTTCGTCTTTTTCTAGTGCTGCTATTTTGGCATCGAGTTTGGCAATTTCAGCGACCTTTTCTTTTTGGACTTGGCTGAGATTGTCCAAATTGGTATCAAGTTTAGTGGGAGTAGGCATAATTTTTAGTTAAGTTCTATAGTTTGCACGATTATTTCAAAAGTAGTTTAAGTTCGTTTATTCTTTGCAAAGTAATCGTCAGCCCTTCTCCTCGTTCCTCTTTCTCTTGCATCTCAATTTGAAGCTGTTCGATTTGCGCTTCGATTGAAATCTCTTCAGGAGTTTTTTGGGGCAAAAGAGCCGCGCCAGCGATTGCGACTGCGACGGTAGTAATTCCCGCGATGAGTTTTTTAGATTTTTTCATTCTAGATTTTGATAATGAAGTTTATTGAAAGTGAGGGTTGAAGATTGTTGTGAGCTGTCCCGCTTCCCTCTGATGAAGTTGACGAAGCCGCTAAAGACGTGACTCTTGGCGAACCACCTGCCGAGCCAGTTCCGCCGTAATCTACCGTCGGATAATTTACTAATCCGTGACTATGGGTAGCCAGCTCCGCTACAGAAAGTTGATGCGTTTCAGCCCCTTCTTTTTCCGCGAGTGTGTGAGCAGATGCATCGGATGCGTCGCCTGTGCCTACACCAACCGGTGTTCTTCCTCTAAAATCTGGTAAGTTAAATGTTGTCGACCCGTCGCCGACGCCATAAGTCGTGCTAATAACCGCGAAAAGCGCGGAGTATGTTGTTCGCGAGACAGCAGTCCCATTCGCAATTAGCCAGTCTGTCGGTGCGCTGCTTGTTGACCACATTCGGATTTCACCTGTGATTGCTCCGCCACCAGCCGCCTCTTGAAAAGTCGGAGCTGCACCTTCACCAGTTCCAGTTAACACATACCCGACAGCACCATTCGCAATCGTCGTAGCTTTGCCGTCCGTGTCATAAGTAATCAACTCACCATCAGTCCCATCAGCCAAATCAGCTACACCTACATTCGAAAGCGCGTTGCCAGTTCCATTCGCGTCGAATGTTTTATTGGTGAAAGCATTCGTCGAGGAAATTGAAGGAATAACTACGCCCTCGACTGCCAAAACCCCAGCAGCAGAGCGAGCCAAAGTCGTGTCGCTTGCGTGTCCGAGTTCGAGCGTTCCTACTCCAAGAGCCGTACTGGTATCGTCCACAAGACCAGTGAGAGGTAATCCTGTAATGTTTGTCGCAGTTCCTCCGCTCGGAGTCCCCAAAGCCCCATCAAATACTACTGGCGCACCCGCGCTTCCAATATTCACTCCTAAAGCAGTTTCCACGCCTGTCCCAAACGAAATCGTTGCTTGCTTATTTCCTATTTGTGTCTGAACCGCCGAACTCAATCCTTTTACATAAGAGAGTTCCGTCAGAGAGGGATAAGTCGCTACTGCTAAAGATTGTAGTTTTTTATTAGCGTCCATCGACACTAATTCAGAAGCAGTGAGAGTGTCCCAAATTGGCTGACCGTTGACAATGGTTTGAGAAGCTGTCTGATCGAGAGTGAGGAAAGAATCTGAACCTACTTCCATCCACCCACCTGAAAAGAAAACATAGTAAATAAGACCAAGTAAATCCCATATCATCCAACCTTCTTCTGGTGGATATTCTACCCAATTACTACCATCCCACTCGTAAATATAATTTTCTGTCCAACCATTAGCAGTTGCTTCGGATATGTATCTGTCACCAACTGTCGGCGTAACTGGCAATCCAGCAGTTGGGTCATACCAGTCGTCTATTGGCGGAAATAGCCAAAGGTCATCTGCTAAGGCTAAATCACTTATTTTGCTTCCTCCGTCTTTTATCAATTTTCCTGTTGTGGAATCGAAAACAGCGATGTTTTCATCAGTTGCACTTGATGGACCGACCACATCGCCAGACCCAGAACCTACCTCTACTTCCGTCCCAGCGTCATTTTTATAGTATAGTTTTCCGTCAGCTTTGAAATAAATTGAACCAAAACCACTCGCTGGAGTGGATGGTGCCGCTATTTCTCCGATACTGATTCCGTACTGCGTTTTTAGCATACCGCTAAGTAGATTCCACTGTTGGTTGGTCGGAGTGTAATTTGTCGGCACAAGAGCACTAGCAGGAATAACCAGCATCAATAAAGCGAGAAGAAAAATGTAAAGTTTTTTCATAATAAAATTTTAAGTAAAAAACTAAGATTCTTTAGACCCTGCTTGTCTTTTGAAAACTTCAACCGAAACAGTTGCATCACTGGCACCAGTTCGAATCAAAAGAATATCTTCCGGTCTCGCTGGAATTGAAACAGAGTTGCCAGCCGTAATCTCTATTCCTGCTGATGCAGTAGGAGTAGAAGACAACGCATAGCGGACACCGCTTGCGCTCGCCGAACTGACCTGTAAGACAACGTAGTTGACTACAGGGTCAAACTCAAAACTCGTAATGCTTGCGGCAGTACGTATGAGAGCGAGGAGACTAGTAGCCGTATCTGTTACGGTTACGTTTTCTGCCCCCGCAGGTATTGCTTGTTGTAACATGTCGATGAGGTTAAAGAACAGCGTGCTTTAACCAAATTGGCGTGCTATTTTTTTGCTTCCGCTTCGACTTTCGCCATCGCTTCCTCAGGTGTGGCAGATTCGTCGTCTTCTGTCACCGTAGCCTCGGCAGCCTTTTTCTTGGACTCTTCGAGGTTAGCGACTTTTTTCTTGGCTGGTTTCTTCGCACCTTTGAGACCTACTTCGCTTTGATCTGCCTCGGCTTGAGCGTTCAACTCTCCGCGAGTTAATTTACTCACTTTCTTGAGTTTGATATTCCTTCGAGTATCGAGAGGAGTATCTTCGTCCATGTCTGGCTCGTCGAGCAAGACAGCTTCTTTAGCCGCTACCATTTCGGCAGCTCGTTTAGCTGAGACGATTGAGATTAAACCGCTCATGTTTTGGATTTTAGGCATTTTATAGGGGGGTTAAAATTAATAAATTATTTTTCAGCAGGGATTTTATCCGTTTTAGTCAAATCAGCTTTCATATCTTCCACGAATTGCAAAATGTCTTTGTCAAGTCTTGTCCATTTTGTAGCATTGATGCACTCCAAAAGTTTAGCTACATCAGCATCTTCTAACTCAATCGTTTTCCCACCTTTGTCGATAATTCCTTGAATCTTAATCCGCTTTGTCATTTCGTCAGGCGTGAAACCATCTGGTTGTCCTTGCTGATTTAGCGGTGGTTGCTGAAGACAAACTTTACTCGCAACTTCTGCGTAAGAAAGAGGTTTCTGATTCTCGTCCAGCACTCCGGCGCACGATTTGTTGACAAATATTTTCATAAGATTTGGGGTTAATTACCCCTATTGTAAATCCTTTCCCTGAGGCTCGCAAGCCCCAGAGGAAAAAATTTAAGCAGCTACACTTTTGATTACAGCGAAGTTGATGATGATTGCACCAGTTTCAGCAGTAGTCGTTGAAGCATTGATTACTGAGAGTTCAAATGAACCAGCAGCAACAGTTACAACATTGATAACAGTAGTTCCTGCTACACCTGCAATAAGGTCTGAACCTGATTGCTGTGAAACAACAATAACATCACCGATAGCTACTGTTGAGTTCGTGACAGTAAATTCTGCACTTGCTCCAGCAGCTAGAGATGTTACATCTGTTTGGATTGTACCAGCGAGGGTATTGATTGTTACGCCAGTTGAACGATTTGTAATCTGAGTGACAGCACTACCTGCACCAGTAGCATAACCTACACCAGCACCAGTTGCGCCAGAAGAAGTTAAACCAGCAGTTACAGCTAGGGAGACACCAGTTGCAGCAGCACCGAGGACAACATTGCCAGTAGCAGTTCCATTGATTGTTGCTGTTCCACTTCCTTTAGCATCAATAGTGAGGTTTTCGTTAGCACCAGATGAGATAGCAGAAACAGCTACACCACTAGCTGCAGCTTCAGAGACAACGTTTAAGCCAGTAACCGAAGTGGCAGCAGAAGCGTCCACATTGAAGGCTGGGTTTGTCGCGCCCTGCCTACCAGCAGTTAGAGCGTTGGCAGAAGCTGATGTGATTGTCGTAAGAGCAGAGACAGCAGAACCACCGATTGTTGATCCAGCCGGGAGAGCTACGATTCCAGTAGCAGTACCGTTAATGGTAACCGTTCCAGAACCTTTTGCGTCGATTGTTAAATTTTCGTTTGTTCCGCTAGAAATAACGGAAACAGCGACTCCGCCAGCAGCAGCAGCACTTTTTACCTTGACACCAGTTACAGCGGTAGCCGTAGCTGCGTCGACTTGAAATGCTGGAGTAGTTACACCATTTGTGCCTACAGCAAGAGCTAAAGCACTTGTGGATTTGATAGATGTCGCACCTGTAATAGTTGTTGTGTCAGTAACAGCGTCACCAAGAACTGTATCTCCGGTAACGGTAAGATCAATGATTGTCAAGCCTTCATCAAACGAGAAGAGAGCGTTGCCATCAACATCGAAAATACCACCACCTTTGCGGAGGACAATTTTGCCGACGAGTCCGGGTCCTTTATTGGGCATTTGTAGGGGGGGTTATTGTAAATAAAATTAAGGTGCGTGCTTTAACCATCCTCTGTTAGCCTCGAATTAACAGCTTGAGCAATCGCTCAGCACCGTCCTCGAAGGTCTTAGTTCCCCAAAGTTCGTGTCCAAGCAAAATCGAACCCAAGTTTGCAGGTGCTTTGTTGTACTGCATATGAGGGTTCATTTGGACAACCATATCAACAGCTCCGTATTGTCCACACATCGCTTTGATTGTTTGTTCTGCGGCTGTGAGAGAAGCGGCCGTGTAAGTAACCTTAAAGCGACCGTAAGATGTAATCGTGAGAATATCCGTGCCGGTTCCGTAAGAAGCCGAGAATCCTTGAGTTCGAAGGCGGTCTCGTTTCTTGGCGTCAACTGCGACATAGAAAGTCGAAGGAGTGTCACCATTGATTGCTTTCGCTAAGTTAGTTCCCCAAGTGTCGAGCGTAGCAGAATCCGTATAAACATTGCCAGCAGTTGCACCGAGAGCATCCTTAGCCGTCCAAGTGACGTTTTTAATAACGAAAGTATTGTCCTCAGTTGCATTCACCAAAGTGAAAGCCTGAGAGCATGGAAGATTTTCCGAGATATAGATATCAAATCCGAACTTGTTTTGACCTGTGTATCCGTTTTTGAATACGTTGTCGGCTGTGTTGAATCCACCGTTGATTTCTCGCAGGGCGATTCGTGAAGCCATTTTGTGGTCGATTACCGCGAACTTTCCACCTGCGCCGATGTTGTTTCCACCGAGTTCAGCGTAAGCATCAAGCCACACTTCCTCAGCCGGGACGGTATCGAGGTCAATCGGATCAAGAGCGGAAGAACCAGACAGGAAGTCTGACTCGTCAAGCCCAAGCCCAGCGTTGTCTACTTCGTCGAAATAATCTCGGTCGAGAGTATCTGAGAGGACGTAAGCCATACGCGGACCGTAGAGAGCACGGAGAGAGTCAGGATTTGTCATCAACTGGACATCTTCCACTGGGTCAATGTTGATTCTGACAGCTTTGGAGTTATCCACGGTGAGAGTAGAAGCCGTCAAAGAAGTGTCACTAGCTGTGACATCAGTGTTGGCTACATAATCTTCGAGAGTAAATCCAGAGCGGTAAGGGCGATTTACTGAAACACCCTTTGTAAGGACTGATTCCTCACGGAAAGAGGCGAGTTTGCGAAAAACTGCAACCTTTTCCAAGTATCTTTGGACGGTCAACGACATTTTAGTCTGATAACCGCCAGTAAGTGTATTGGTCATGATTAGAGGGGGGTTACGCGTGCTATTAGCGTGCCTCCCCTACCGTTACACCACGTTTGGATTGCCCTGACCTGAGTTTGGAACAATTAACGGTGCTGCTGCGGCTGCCTTTTTGGTTGCTACCTGGTCAATACCTCTGAGTTTATCGAAGTCCATCGTTTTGATGTCTTCTTCCGAAGGCTCTTGACCTGGTGGCGGAGTTCCTGCCGGGGAAGTTCCTGGCTGACCAGGAGGAGGAACACCTTTATTGGCATCGTTGACTCCGCTTTGATATGCTGCTGCTTCGCTAGCCTTGTTGACTATTCCAGCGTTCAACATTGCATATTTGGCGGATTCTGCCGGACTGTTGCCTTGAAGTAATCTGTGGAAATCAGCTATTAGGGAGTCGCGTGAGGCTTTCGCATCCGCGGTCGCTATGTTGAGACCATTACTTTCAATGGCTGCGAGAAGCGTTCGATTTGCGTCATTCAACGCTATCGTCTGACCTGCTACTTCTGCTGCGATTGCAGCTGGATCAGTTTGCTTCTTCTCGTCAATCGGTTCACCCTCGGCAACCTTGCGAATTTTTCCTTGCAAGTGTTGTGGAACTCCTTCGAGAGCTTCATCAAGTGTTTTTCCTTCTGCTACCGCCTTTTCTACCGATTTAAGGTTGGTAGTGATTTGGAGATTAAACTTGGCTGCTCTCGTATTCCTATCGGAAGTTACTTGTGGGTCTTCCGCAGGAGGTGGAGTTTCCGGTTTCGGCGCGAGTTCCTTTTGGAGGTCTTCGGCTGATACCGGAGGTGGTGGTTCCGCTGGTGCTGGTTCTGTAGCGGGAACCTGTCCCGCTACTTCGGTGGCGACCTTTGCAGGTTCGGCACCTTCGTTAGGTGGAGTCATGATGAGATGTTAAAAGTCCGGTGATAACCGGTGGGGGAAACTAAATCATGATTTTAGAGGTGCGCACGCTAAATGGACACATAAGCCTAATCTTTAGTTTCCTTCATCGACTATCTAGCGTGCTTTTTACTTTAAGGAGCGTCCGTTTCTACTATTTTCTGTACCGCTTGTCTCACTGAGTCTGGTGTACTATTCCAACATTCTCGGAGGAATCTGTTTCGTTCACCCATTGCCTCTCGGACAATTTTGACGACCTCTTCAAACGAGTAGTTTGCTTTCACAAGTAGTTTGCGGTGAATAAAGCCAAAAGTCAAAGCATCTTCTAAAAAGCTCTCATCGTTTTCAAAATGTCTGAACCTTATGCCTAATTCCTGCGCTTTTTGCTTACTTCCGAGGATTATTTCTTCCTCAGTGAGTGCTGCTTCCTCTGAAACTGTGGCACACATCGAGAATCTTTGCAAGCGATTTTTATACAGCTTACGGATAGTTTCGAACATATTTTTTAGGGATTTCATAATTGCTGTGCGAAGTTATCTGCTGGGGTGGGCGGAGTCGCCGCGCCCGCCGGAGCTGCCTGTTGTGGCATTCCACTACCGGGTGAGAAGTCTTCATCTCTGACATTGTGTCCCAGATTTCTCGCTCGTGCTCCTCGGAACATAGCCGCTGCTTTTGATGTCGGATCGGATGAGTTGATGAGACTTTGTAGTACGTTATCTTCAAGCACTGGATTGTTTTGGACTCCGCCTTTCACCTCGATGTCAATATCTTCGTGCTTGATGAACATTTCTTTGAGGTCTTGCAACGTCCACGGTCTCGCTGCTTTTATCTTGTTTCCTACCTTGACGATTTCCCCTGTCTCGTCAATCTCTGGCATTCCTCCTAGTTCCTGCAAGTTTCCTTCTGCATCTCGAACCTGAATATTCGACGAGAGTGTGATGTCGCTGTAGTCCTTTTTGCTTTCACGGAGAGAGTCAACGAACATCTGAAGTAACCGCTCTTTCGCATCGCTGTTTTCTTTTTGGATGTAGATGATGAGTGCTGTCGATGCCGCCACTTCGAGCTGCAACGCACCGAGAGTCTTGGCTCCGCTAGTAACTGTGTCGTTCACGTTGAATCCCATCTGCGCCAAATCTTTCTCCATCAGTTCAAGTGTGGCATTGAGCTCATTGATAATCGGATTGCTTTGGAGCGTCGAGACACCGCCGAACTCTTTGCCGTCCCTGTTGACCATAATTGGCACCTTTCCATCCTTGCCTCGTTGCTGCGCCCGGGTGAAGTTGCCGGCAAACTCACCCTCTGATTGAGAAGTGGCTACGATTCTAACCGGGTTTGAGTTTGAAAGAGCGTAAGTAATCCCCATGTTCGTGAGAGTCCTGTGCATATCACCGAGCTTGTAAACGATTTGTAAGATTCCATAATTCACAAATCCCTTGCTGCGAGTGAAGCAAACAAGGTGTCCGAACGGTTTGGTTGGATTGCCGTCGCGGTCACGCCAAGGGTAATTCTTTCCGCTTAATTCTTTGTGAACGAATAGATTCTTTCCTGCGAATGTTTGATACAGCCCTCTCTCACCGTCTTCCGCCTGATAATCCAAATCATAAGCATAAGCGTACTGAGTTCTTTTTAGCTTGGTGACGACCTTTTGCTCCTCTGTTTGGTTAGTATCTACCGAACCATCTGCTCCTACCGTCGGCAGCGCACCGATGGTAACTTTGCCGTCAAGTTCTGGGAACATCGAGAATAATTGAGAGTTTTGATATTCTTTGATTGTAGTGAGCTTTCGAACTTCCTTCTCGCTTCCAGGGTTGAACATTTGATTCGCCTCCGTATTCACGCCAGTTCTGTTGAAGTCCACGTTCCAAAAAGAGAAGGGGAATTTGTCTTGTGATGTTCCAAACCCGATGATTGAGTCTCCTGTTCCCATGTATTCTTTGTAGGCTCCATTCTTTCTATCTGTTAGGACTTTGCGCCAGTTGCATTTCTCTAGTCCGTCTTCAAAAAGCGACTGAGTTATCGCGAGCTCCGCTTCAGTCATACTCCCTGATTTCATTTTGATAGTTGGGATGTCGAGTTGCTTGAGGATGTTGTAGAGAACCTTGTGAGGTAATGAGGTATTTGTTCTTTTGTTAGATATTTTCGGGTCGTCAGTGTTTGCGATGCCATCTTCCAAATCTTCCAAATTTCTTTTCTCTTGAAGTTTGTCTGAGTATGTGTTCTGGTAATCTTGATAGACTTTCAAAAAATCCTTCGCCAGAGGATTGATGGCTGATGTCTCAGCGGGTTTTGCTTCGGGGTATAGAGTATCTTCTGCCATACGCTAGAGTGTAGCGTGCTGAGGGAATGGTAAATGTTGAACTACTTTTTGTCAACTTTCTTTTCCACCTTCTTCTCCTCCTTCTCATAAAAATATTCTTCGCCTGTGTCTGGGTGGTGCTCAATCATTTCCTGAGTTTTCTTGTCTGGGAATATGATTGTCTTGGCTTCGCTGATGTCAATTTGTGGTATTTCTTTTGTGATTGAGAGATACGCTGGATGTATTTTGCTGAACCCGATGCCGTTGGCTACCACATCCGCCGGGTATCTGCTTGAGACGATTAGTTTTGCTTTAGTGAGTCCGACTGCTCCGTTGTCAATGCCGACTACACACCCAGCAAATACAAAGCGTTCGTTTCTTTTTTGGACTACGAGTGCGTATGGTAATTCGTCTGGCATAAGATTGGGTTATTTTATTTATTTTATCACACACTCTCCAACTCTGCCCAATCATCTTGCTGCTTCTCGAAGAAGATGTCATCCTCTGTTTTCTTAATCGGTTGTTTTTCGTCATCGATCAAACTGTTGGTTGGTCAGCCCACGCTTGGGAATTGTCCTCTCCGGCACTCGGCTTGAATGAATTGATAGCGTATCGAACAGCGTCCATCGAATTACTCCACTCGTGGATCGTATCATCTGGCTCGTTGAGTACAGTACCGTTTTTGTCCACCAAGAAAATATAGTTTCGGTACGCTTTGATTGTTTTGAGACTTCTTTTGGTCAAGCTTATCCGCTGCCCTTGAACGTATTGAATCCCCTGCATCACACTCCCCTGACCTTTGGCTGCCCCGATGATGCTGATCCCGTATTGTCGCATTTCCTCGATACTCTTTGGCTCTGCGCTGTCGGCCACAACTAAAGCTGTTTGCTGAATAGCTAAATCATCAGCTTTGATTGTGTCAGCGATAGATTTATTGCTCATCCCTCTTTGATACATTACCTCGTCGAGAATAAACCCGCCATTATAGCGATAAACGTCCATCAAAACAGAAGGATCATTTGTGAAACCAAAGTCTAAGCCACGCCGTTCCAGTCTTGCTTCGTGAGGAACGGAATCAATCAGACTCCAACCGTTGTAGATCTTTCCTTCAAGTTCACCGAGTTGTCCGAGCCCGTACACCGTCCACCACATCTTATTATTCTTGTGAGTTTCTATTTCGAAAATAGTATTTGCATCGAGAGCTTCGTTGTCGAGATAAGTTAGAGTGAGAAAATCAATATCGTGCCTTTGGTTGAGCATGTCGGAGTAAAACCAAAACTCTGTTGTTGGATTCCAATCAAGCCAAATTGTCTCACGAGTTCGAATGATGAGCTGATCGACGATCTTGTAAGTGAGATTATTCACCTCGTTGATGAAAAGCACATCTCTTCTCGGACCATGAGCTTTTCCATAAGTATCAACCGAAATAAAACTTAGTTTTGTCCCGGTCTCAAAAGTGTAAACGTGTTTCGTTTTGTTCCACCGATTGTCATCCCAATAATTCTGCGCTTTCATTATCGACTCGAAATCAAGCATCGCACCTTTCTCGAGATGCGGGTACGACTCAGAGACAACATCTGCAATCTTGTCGTGGTGGCTCTGAGAGTAATCAATAAGCCAGACGAGAATTGAGATTGTTTTTGAAGCAGAAGTACCACCAGCTACAGCTCTAATTCTTTTCCTCAGCTGGAATATCTTCTTTGTCGCCGTCGTGTCTTGAAATCCCTCCATAAATTGGTGATGGTAGTGCTTTATCTTTTGTTGTTAGATCAAGCTTGTCTCCGAATTTCTTTGGTAGAACCTTTGAGAGATACCATTTTCTTGTATCAACTCTGAGTCTTGATCTATTTGGACTTTCCTTATCATCTTTTGTATCAGCTATCTCTTCCAATTCATCGAACATTAATTCAGCTCTAGTATTGCAGGCTAATTCGTATTGTTCGCGGAATCCTTTGTTCTCCTTCTTAAGCAACCATCGCATTACAGTAGCAATGTGTGGCATTTTATTTTTTTTGCAAACTTTTCTAAGGCTTATTCCTGAAGCTATCATCTCACATATCTTCTCAGCAATTTCCTCTGTAAAGTCCGACGGTCTTCCTAGTTTTACTACCATGCTTTTATTATAACCGATGCAATTAGGAAATCAAGTCTTAAAAAACTTTTTTAATTTCATCCACAGCTTAACACACCAGACATCATTCCTACCTTTAACCTTTGCCTTCTCAATCTCTTTTCC